TTGAAGAAGGAACTGGTTTTATAGGAGAAAGTTTTATGGCAGCAACAGGTGGAACTATAACAACATCTGGAAATTGTAAAATTCATACGTTCACAGCACCAGGAACTTTTTGTGTATCTGCTGTATCTTTAATAGCAGCGTGTAATCAAGTTTCTTATATGGTTGTTGCAGGTGGTGGTGGCTCTGGTAAAAACGCTGGAGGCGGAGGCGGTGCAGGAGGATTCAGAGAAGATAAATCCCCAGTTACACCTTATACTGCAAGTCCTTTAGAAGGAGCCGGACCAATAACAGTCACAGCAACAAGTTTTCCAATAACAGTAGGTGCTGGAGGGTCTGGATCTTCAAACGAAAATAATAAAGGTTCTAATGGTAGTGATTCAGTTTTTTCAACAATAACATCTGCTGGTGGTGGTGGAGGTGGAAGTGGAAATTCCCAACCTGGCAACGCTGGAGGATCTGGTGGTGGAGCAAGATCAAATGAAGGTGCTCCTGGAGGAGCTGGTAATACGCCTCCCGCAAGTCCATCTCAAGGTTTTGCTGGTGGAAACACAGCTCCAAGTCCAACTCCTGCACCTTATGTAGGTGGCGGTGGAGGTGGTGCAACAACAGTCGGTGCATCAGGAAATCCAGGCAATGGTGGTGGAGGAACAGGCGCAACAACAAGTATTAATGGAACTCCAACAGCTTTTGCAGGAGGCGGAGGCGGTGGTGCTAATGGCCCTAACGCAGCTGGTCCAGGAGGAGCAGGTGGTGGTGGAAAAGGTGGAGCAACAGGTTGTACTCCTGCAGGTGTAGCAGGAACAGCAAATACTGGCGGTGGTGCGGGAGCTGCATACGCAGCACACTCTCCTAATAATGGTTTAGCAGGTGGTTCAGGTATAGTAATAATAAGGTATAAATTTCAATAATTATGAGTGAAATAAAAGTAAATAAAATTAGTCCAAGAACAGCGTGTGGTACAACCACATTAGGAGATAGTGGTGATACGTTCACAATTCCTGCTGGTGTATCAATTTCAAATTCTGGTACTGCATCAGGGTTTGGTTCTACAGGTGAAGTATCTTGGGTAACAACAAAAAAAACAACAGGTTTTACAGTAACAGCAGGCGAAGGATATTTTTGTGATACCTCTAGTGGAGGTTTTACAGTAACTCTTCCTGCAGGAACTGCAGGAAATTCTTTTGCAGTAGCAGATTACACAAACACTTTTCAAACGGGTAACTTAACTATTGCAGCAAATGGTTCACAAAAAATAGGTGGAGTAGCAGAGGATGCAGTATTAAGCACTGAAGGACAATCTGCATATTTTGTATATGTTGATGACACAGAGGGTTGGAAAAATGTTATTGATTCAACATCTAATATTGTAGGAGCACCACCTTATATTTCAGCTACTGGTGGTACAATTACAACTTCTGGAAATTGTAAAATTCATACATTTACAGGACCAGGAACATTTTGTGTATCAAGCGTTGCAAGTTCAGCAACAGATAATTTAGTTTCACACGTCGTCGTTGCGGGTGGTGGTGGCGGAGCTCAAGCAAGAGGTGGCGGTGGTGGAGCTGGAGGATATAGAGAAGTAGTAAGTCCAAGTTCACCTTATACAGGATCTCCATTAAATGGATATCCATCCTCTCCAAATAGAATTACAGTCACAGCAACAGCATTTCCAATAACAGTTGGTGCTGGTGGTAATGGAGGAGCTGGAACAGGTCCGCCTTCTTCTGGTATAGGATCATCAGGAAGTAATTCTCAATTTTCTACAATAATTTCTGCAGGTGGTGGCGGTGGAGCTCCAGGTGATGCAAACTGCGCACCTTATGGACCTACTCCATTTCAAAGAAAAGGTATAGCTGGTGGATCAGGTGGTGGCGGTGGTTCAGGAAATAGTGCTGGTGGATGTGGTGGAGCAGGTAATACTCCTCCAGTGACTCCTGCACAAGGTTTTGTTGGTGGTGCTGCTGGTGGTAGTAGTGTAAGAAGCGGTGGTGGAGGTGGAGCAACAGCCCAAGGAGCAGATGGAGCACCTGACACAGGAAATGGTGGAGCAGGAGCAACAAGTTCAATTAATGCAACCCCAACAGCAAGAGCTGGCGGAGGCGGAGGTGGATCTCCATCTAGCCCTGCAGGTTCTGGTGGATCAGGTGGTGGTGCAGCTGGTGGTACTGGACAAGGTAATGCAGCAACTGTAAACACTGGTGGTGGCGGTGGAGGTGGTGGAACCCCTGAATGTGTTAGTGGTGGAAATGGTGGTTCTGGTATAGTAATAATAAGGTATAGATTTCAGTAGTTGAATGGTAATTAAAATTAATATATAAGGAGAAACATTATGGCACATTTTGCAAAACTAGGAGCTAACGGAAAAATTATTCAAGTATTAACACTTGATAACAAAGATATGTTAAACGCTGATGGTGTTGAAGATGAATCAGTAGGTCAACAATATTTAGAAACACACAACAACTGGCCTGCACAAATGTGGATTCAAACTTCATACAACACAATAAGTAATACACATAAATTAGGTGGCACACCTTTTAGAGGAAACTACGCAGGTATAGGTTATACTTGGGACGAAGATGATCAAATTTTTTGGTCTAAAAAACCATATGCATCTTGGGTAAAAGACACAGCTACAGCTACTTGGAAATCACCAATCGGTGATGCTCCTGCATTAACTGCAGAACAAGAATCACAAAACGAAGCAAATACTCACAGATGGTCTTACGTCTGGAATGAAGCTGGCCAAACTTGGGACTTGACAGACGAATTAGCATAAATTAAAAATGGTGGTGGTATGCAAAAGAAAGTATTAACAGAGCAAGCTCTATATTATGGTGATGTGGCAATGCCTAAAGATTGGGACATTGACCGAGATAAGTTATCAGGCGATATCTTACAATCAGTAATTCAAAACAAAGATTTTCCGTTTTCACGAACATTCGATATGTTGAACACTTATATGAGAGATCATATAAATTTAGACTATGGTTTTACTTTAGTTAACAAAGAAACGTGGGGTAATATCTATAAACCTAGCGAGACTACAATTCCTTTATTAAATATAGAGACGTAAAGGTAGATCTTGGGATATACCACTTAAAAATAATATGTTTATTATGTTTCCATCAACTAATATGTATTATTTAACCAATAATCAAAAGGATAGTTTAAACTTTGTACAAACAATAACTTATGAATATATATAAAGATTTTTTACCAAAAGAAGAATTTAATAAATTAAAAAATTTTATTATGGGTAATTATATGCCTTGGCATTTTATACCTAAAATAGTTAGTGATAATCAAAAAGATTATCAATTTGAATTTTGTTTTATAATAGATGGTAAAATTAATTGCACTGAAAAAATGATAAATGTTTTAGACCCAATTTTAAAGAAATTAAAATTTAAAAAGTTAAATAAAATAAAAGCTAATTTATTAACAAAAGATATTGATATTACAGAACACGGAATGCATATAGATCAATACGAAGGAAAAACAGGTATATTTTATATTAACAAATGTAATGGATATACTAAATTCGAAAATGGAAAAAAAATAATTAGTGAAGAAAACAAATATGTAGAATTTGATTCTAAATTAAAACATACAGGATCCTCTTGCACTGATGAAAAAAGGAGAGTTGTAATAAATTTTAATTATGAATCTAACTAATTACTATTGGTATTTTAGTGGTGTTCTTACACCTAAATTTTGTGATGATGTAATAGCTTATGCAAATTCACAAGAAGAAGTTATGGCTAGAACAGGTGGCTATGGAGATAAAAAATTAGATAAAGAACAAGTTAAAAATTTACAAAGAAAAAGAAAATCTGATTTAGTATGGTTAAATGATACTTGGATATATAAAGAATTACATCCATATGTACATGAAGCTAATAGAAGTGCAGGTTGGAATTTTGAATGGGAAAGATCTGAATCTTGTCAGTTTACAAAATATAAACACAACCAATATTATGATTGGCATTGTGATAGTTGGGATAAACCTTATCAAAAAGAAGGACCAGACAACGGTAAAATTAGAAAACTATCTATGACTTGTCAGTTAACAGATGGATCAGAATACAAAGGTGGTGAACTAGAATTTGATTTTAGAAACTATGATCCACATATGCGAGACGAATTAAAACATAGAGTGCAGTGTAAAGAGATATTACCAAAAGGATCTATTATTGTATTTCCTAGTTTTGTGTGGCATAGAGTTAAACCAGTAACATCAGGCACAAGATATAGTCTTGTGGTATGGCATTTAGGGAGGCCTTTTAAATAATGTTTATAAATAGTTATTTTCCAACTGTAATATGGAGTGAAGAAAAACCAGAGTTTGTTAAATCGTTAAATAAAGCAAGTAACAAATATATTAGTGATGCTCGTAAGAGAGAAAAAGAATTTATAAAAAAAAATGGTGACTTTGGAAGATCATATCATTCAACACAACTTCTTACAGATAATGATTTTTTAGATTTTAGAAATTACATTGGTCAAAAGTCATGGGAATATTTAGATCACCAAGGTTATGATATGTCACAATATCAAACTATGTTTAGTGAAATGTGGGTACAAGAGTTTGCTAAAAAAGGTGGAGGTCATCACTCTGCACACATACATTGGAATCAACACGTATCAGGATTTTACTTTTTAAAATGCAGTAATAAAACTTCTTTTCCAATATTTCACGAACCAAAG